GTTAATTTAAATTACGCACCTTCAACGCCGAAGATTCCTCTAGGGTCGGATACTCCAAATGAGTATCTTTCTCTAGCTTTGAATCTTACGTTTCCAGTATCGAAATCGCCTTCCATCGCAGTTTTTAATGCTGCCCTAACAAAATGTTTCATTCCATTAGGTACGTCTGTGATGATGTACCATGCATCAGTATCAGTTAAGTAATTATTCACTCGATATCCTTGAGGAATCATACCTAATGAGTTGATAGCATTGATATCATTATCAGCAGTTCCAACTCTACCTTGAGATTTCATCAATCTTTCAGCATTGAATTGGTTTTCAGGGGGAACAATCATTTTCACCCCTTTAGCTGCAACTTTAAGACCTCTTTCGTCAGTCATCCCCGCAATGTCGATTAGGGCTTGTTCCAATGAAGTTTCATTTAGATCCGCTTGTGTAGATAGCGTATTTTTAAAGCTACCTGACAAAGTAGTGTGCGATGTATTAAACAAAGAAACGCCGTCCCCTGAATCAAAACCGTCCGTAGTTGGAAGGCCGTTGATTAAAGGCTCGACTGATTTCACTTGTTTAGCATTCGCCATAGATCTAGCCAAAGCTTTTGTGTAACGAGAAGAGATTCTATCGTAGAGATTATCTTCGATAGCTTCTTCTGTAATTGCAAAAGCCAAAGCAATGGTTTCGTGAGTATAACGCGCTGTGAAAGTTTCTTGAGCATCATCAAATGATACCCCTTGACCTTCGCCTTTTACTTGCGCATTACCGAATCCACTTAACATTACTTCTTCTTCGAAAGCTCTGTCTGAGTTTTCACTTACGTATATTTCAGCTGCTTGGTTGTCGTATCGCTTGTATTCCAGTCCAAATAATGCATTTAAACCAGGTTCAAGCTCTTTTACTAATTGTGCTCGTGATATTGCCATAGTTTCTCCTTATGCTGCATCATCTCTTAGGAATTGATTAGCCCCTGTATTGAAAGCCACTACTAAATCACAGCCAGTAGCCGTAAGATCTTCTTGATTAGGCACTTCTGCCGATCTTACGATTTTCCACATGTGGCCGTTGTTGTGACTCGCAATAGTAAGAGTAGCTTGAGACTGGCCTTGATAGCCAGAGCCGCCCGCACTTTGGTTCATATATTTCACCAAAAATTCGGCTTGGGCTAGAGCTCTAGTGGATGCTACTTGTGCACCTGCTCTTACCATGTACTCTTGAAAAGGATTATCGTTAACGAATACCCAACCATCGCTGTTACCTGTATTTGGGTTAGTTGCGAATGTTTGACTTGCAGCTACTGAATTGCCCCAGGTAGGTTTGCTAGTAGTTCCATCGATGTAAAAAACACCGTTAGAAATTCCTACACAAACTTCTGGAGTAGTTGTATCTGCATCCCAAGAAGCACCGCCTGTACCACCATCGTCCATAGTAGTGGGAGCTATACTTTGCATATAGCCATCATCACCAGATCCGTCTTGTGGTCCAATTGGTTCGTTCTTAAGGATTCGCACGCCCAAACCTGACAAGATAGAGTACTTAGATTGCCCTTGAGTCGCTGGTGTATTACCAACAGTCTCAATTGCTCTAAGACCATATCCAGTTGTATTTGTATTAGCCATAGTTTGTCGTCTCCTAAATGTTCATAGTTTTACCTATGAACGGTTAATTAAAATTTCGTGATAAAAAAATCGTTAAAAAATTAACTTTTTTTCGTACCACCGAAAGTTACGCGAGACTGTCGATCAACATTGATCGGCATGCTCTTATGCTGCTCTTTCATAAGATCGTGTTCTACTGCGTCACTACGGTCAGAATGGCGACGTGCCATATATTCCTGACGTGTGTGAGCGATCTCATCAGTTACCTTTGCAAGCAAAAGGCCACCTACTCCTACTATCCCTTTGTATTTTCCGTCGTCGATTACTGGATAATCGGAAGCGTTTTCTATTTCATCAGATCGAACTAACTCGTAGCCTGATCTGATACGACCTTGAATATTTTTTATATCTTCAAAGCCGACACTTTCCGCTCTTATCCATCGATACCTGAATCCATCAGGCGCACGGGGCGTATCGAGAGATGATGGGGGGATCCATGTTTTAGGTCTTTCGGTTTTTGACCTAGTTGAATCCGCACGGGAAGTGGTTTTAATGTCTTTTTTTATATGCTCTTTTACCATATATTTAAACCTCCTTCGTCATGTTTAATTTTTGTTTCGCATAGTCTTCGAGTGGCACACCTAATTTTCTAGCGATTGCTACTTCAGAAGATGTGAGTCTCTGTATGTTGCGTCCTTTTTTTACACTGCGTGTGGCTGAGCCAACGAGTTGTGTCGGTTTAGACGATTCCGTTTGTACTTCCTTATTACCAAATTGGTGGGGAAATGCAACCTTTATTCTTTTATCAATTTCTTGATAATAATCACTTGAATAAGGATCATAGCCTTCTTCCTCTACCATTTTTTTGTGATAAGACAAAGCTGTATAGGTCATTGGCTCATCTTTACCAAACCATGTATTTTTTTCCGCCCACTGTCGTGCTTGCGGATCCATAGGTACAGGTTGTTCAGTAGGTCCTCCCACACTAGCAGGCACCCTAACTTTAGAAGCTTCTTCTTTAACTATTTTTGCTCTTTCCCGACGCTCTTTGGCATCTGCTAATTTAGCTTCATCAATAGCTAATTGAGCAATATCTCGTTGTGCTAAGACTTGGGCATCAACGTCAGCTGCTTCAATTGCTTTTGCTAATTTAGCTTTAGCTCCTTCAAAACCTTTTTTAATTCTTGTTTCCAGTTCTGAAACATAAGTGCTATCTAGCTTGGTTAAACGTTCTTTAAGATCTTTTTGGTCTTTAAGAACTACTTTGGCATAATCTAAAGCAGCGTTTTTTTGACGTTCTTCTTCTCGCCAATTCTTGGTTAACTTTGCTATTCTTCTTTTTACGCCTTCACCATATTTTTCTATTTCTTCTTTTTGTTGGCTAACTTGAACATCAGGCTTGATATCAGATTCCTTAGATGTGTCATCGGGCTTAGTATCGTCTTCACTAGGTTCTTCATCTTTTTTATCCTCCGTTTCAGGTTGCTCGTCTACTTGTGTTACTTTTTCTTCAGGTAATTCAACATCGGCACCAGGTCCACTGGTATCGATATCAACCATAGGTGTTTCTTTCTTAATGTCTTTTTGTTCTTCTACTTTTTCTTCTTCTACTTTTACTTTTTCTTCTTCAGGCATAGTTTCCTCCTATGTTAAAATGCATGCAGTATATCCTCTGGATTCTGCACGGTTGCCAAAACTTCATCTTCATTAAGAAGACGAATCTCACCACCTTCAATATGTATACGCGATCCTGCGTACCTTGCAAAAACAACCCAATCATTGATCTTGCACCAAGGACCATCAGGATATCGTTCTTTATCTCTATAACATTGAGGACCCATTGCCAAGACTAAACCACATTGAGACGCCACTTGTTGACGTTCAAGGGCTGCTTCATGCAGAACAACTCCTCCCTTTGTCTTCTCACCCATTTTAAAGGGTAAAACAATAATTCTCCAACCTGTAGGTTTAGGTAATTTTTGAGTTTGTTCCTTGTACTTTTCCTCTAACGCAAATTTAGGATTTACGTTTTTCGTGGGGACTGAGGTCGATAATGTTTCCTTTGGGTTCATCTTGCTCCTTTTGTTCAAGCAGGCTAGAGATGGCCTGTTGCACTGATTCCAGTGCACTAATTTGTCCTACAATATATTTGTATTTATCAATGCTGTCAAGACCTCCCGACGTAATGACGAGAGTTAAAGCATTTAAGTGATCTTTAATTTCTTTTTTTAACTTATAAATGATGTTGATCGCTTCCATAGAAGCAGATTAAACTTTTTTAGCGTTAAGAAATGCTCTACCTAAACCACGTTGTGCGATGCCACCATGAGCTTTTTTGACTCTTTTGCCACCTTTAAAACCAACGGGTCTAATAGGTGCACCGACACCACCGACACCACCGACACCACCGACACCACCGACACCACCGACACCACCGACACCACCGACACCACCTAATGGTCTAGTGAATCCACCACCAAATTGTTTCGTTGCTCGGCCACCTTTAGCTTTACTAACTCTTTTGCCACCTTTATAGCCTCGATTAAGTTCGCCTCTAACTCTTGCTTCTTCAGCACGTACATTTCTAGTTTGAGGTTCAGCCCTAATCCGACCTTCTTGTTCTAACAGATTCATTCGACCTGTATTATGGGGTCCACCATGCCATAATTTAGCTCGATCTTTTTTAACAGTTTTTGTTTTTTTAGCCATTTTAATTTCCTTTTACGGTTGTGGAGGATAATAATCTTTTCCCTTTAAAAGATCCGTTTCCTTCACTGTTATTTTTTTCTCTTTTTTCTTAATAAAGCCAGGAGTAGCTTTTATTCCTTCCAATACACTTTGGACTTTGTCTTTAACATGCACAAAAGGAGCTTTAAGAGCGTCTCCCCACCCCACGCCGTTGGTAAGTTTTTTTTGATCTTCTAATTATTTTTGTCCATCGTTCCTACAGCAGCATAGGCTCTACGTCCTCTAGCTTTTTCCGCACCTTTGCTCTCATCTCTTCGAGCTTCTAAGCTTTGAGTCTTTGTAGATTCTGCACCTCTACGAGCGCCTAATGATTCGTCAAGTCTAGCATCGTAACCTTGACGTTTTGCTGGTCCCCCTTCTGCTTTTTTGTAAGGGAAGCGGGATTTGTAAGGTCGTGTTCCAAAATCATTTCTCATGATTATCTCCTTAATTGATTCTTATTATATTTAATTTGTAAACACAAGTCTATTTCTTTTTAGACCCACCATTCCTGAATATCTGTGTTCCTTTGATACCAAAAATACTGGCAACGACGGTAATCCAGAGTGTCTGGAACCATATCGGCAGTGAGCCAAAATGATGAAAAAACAATTCTATCTTAGCCATCATCGCTGGATCGTCGCTGAAAACTCCCCAGGCAAG